GTAATGGTGTGTATGGAAAATCGAACGATATTTATTCTTGCTTTTATGATCCTCAATATACTTTTAGTGTTACTGTTAATGGACAACTACAAGCTCTACAATTAGCTGAGAGATTTATTTCAATTCCAAAATTACAAATCATTCAAGCTAACACTGATGGTATTACAGCTTTAGTTCCTCGTGAGCATTTATGGATGTTTGAGTTTCATAAGTCTGACTGGCAAAAAGAAACTGGACTAGCTTTAGAAGAAGTTGAATATCAAAAAATGTGGGTAAGAGATGTTAATAATTATGTGGCACTTAAGAATGATGGAACGACCAAATTAAAAGGTGCTTACTGGTATCCGAAAACTCTTGCTGATTATGAAGGGTATTGGAATAAAGATTACTCAATGATGGTAGTTCAAAAATGTGCTGAAGCAATGTTAGTTCACGACTTAAATCCTGAAGCTGTTATTGGTGTATTCACAAATCCATTTGATTTCATGAAGAGATATAAATCTAATGGAGCTTCAAAAGTCTATATTGGCTCTACATTGTGTCCAAAGACTGTAAGGTACTATGTCAGTACCGAAGGTGAACCAATGGTAAAAATAGACCCTCCTCGTGGCGAGGAAGGATCTTTTAAACGTAAGAATGGTTTGACCGATAAAGAGTTCAATGAAATTTTAAATTCAATTCCTAAAGGGCAATGGGATGAAAGAATCCATACTGGAAATAAGTCTGTTTACAAACAGGTATCGACAGGGATTGAAGCAAATAAGAAAGTAAAAATTTGTAACAAAGCTTCTGATTTTGATTTTAATGATGTTGACTGGAATTATTATATAGAAGAAGTTAAAAAATTATACATTAAGGAGTAAGGATGTTCTCTCAAATTCAAGAAAAGATTTTAGATATTTTAGGTAAAAAAGAAATGACCATTCAAGACATTGCTAAGGAAGTCTATAAAGGTTCCAAAGATAAACCGTTGTCGCCAAATAATTCAATCGTATCAGCTATCAGCTATATCAATTTAAAGTGTTACAAAAATAAACTCGATTGGAGAATTGAAGGTGAAGGTAGTGGTCGAAAAGGTAAGACAGTTTATATTAAGAAGGTTAAGTAATGAGCTTAACTTTAAACATCGACCCAGATACTTTGAGAGGTGAAGTGGTTCAAAACTTTAAAGTTATCCATGAAGGTAAAGAACTTGTTATTTCAGTTTACATATCTAGAGGTCATTTACTCAAAATGAGATTTAACGGACCTCTAGATTTTAGAATCATTAGATACAAGACTAATGAATTACCTTCTTCTGGGTCTGAAAATGGGAATGTAAGTAAATGAATCCTCAAGCAATGTGCTTGAATTATTTGGTGGAAAATAAAATCCTGTAAAATAAGTTTTTGCAAAATAACCTGATGCAAACATTATGTCACATCCTTTGTTACACTCAATCTATTACCGTCAATATCGACTGAAGCAACTATACGATCTTTAATATCGTTGATATCTCTAATTGTAATTGTTGAGGTTCCTGCACCTGATAATTTACCTGCTGTTGCAGCCGCTATTAATCTTAAAACTTCTTTTAAGGTATAATTATTTTCAATTGGTGCATCATAAAGAGGAACTGCTTCATGAGCATATATTGGTGATACACCACCTGTATCCCATTTTAATAAAACTGTAGAACTATTCAAAGTTACATCTACAGCATAACAACCTTGACCTATGTCTACAACACCGACCGTTGTTCTTGCTACAGTATCAGATCCATTGGCTGCTTTTTGAGTATAACCAACAGTTGCTAATCCTGCATAACTTATACCAAAATCAGCCAAAAAAATCATAACACTAATTCCTCTACAGAATGTAATCTTTTATAAACTTCATCTGCCTCAAAAAGAGCTTCATCATAAGTCATTTCAACAAAGCCTTCTTTTTGTGGATGATACTCTTGATAAACACATTCGACTTGATAGCCGTAAAATTCAGCGTCTTCTCTTAATTTAAAAATTCTAATTTTATCATTCATTTTAGAATACCACCTGTCTTAATAAATAAGAATTTGTATGATTTTGGGTGTATAAAAAAACTATTGTTGTGTCCCCGTCAGTGTAAGGTAAAATAAACATTTTCGAGCCTTCTACAATTGTACTATGAGGATATGGATGAGAAGTATAAGGCATCATGACCCATTTATTAATATCAAACTTCATGATTCTAGATGTTGCTTCTTTTTGGCAATATATAATGCCGTTATAATCTACAAAATCTGATCCTGTAGTAAAAGTTTCATTTTGATTACCGTAACTTTGAGTACTTATCCAAGTGTTTGCAGCGATGTCATAAATATCTAGCGCACTTGAAGCACCACCTCTGAATGAGAAAATGTAACGTCCATTCTGTTTGAAAACTAAACCTGCTTGGTCGTTTACAGGTGGATTTTCATTTGGAGGTAAAGCCCAGCCTGTAACGCCATCAATCCAATTAGCACCAAATCCTGCTCCCGCTGCTGCGGCCCTTGCTGCTGTCGGTGCAAGCGTTGACCATGTATTAGTTGAAACTACAAATCTATATAAAGTGACAGCATTGTTACCAAGTAAATACATATAATCATCGTTGCCCTCTAAAGCATATACTGATGTGGCGTCGGGGGTAACAGTCCAAGCAACACTTACGGTTAAAGCTGTCGCTGTATTTGAAGCAATTGTTCTTATTTGCCCAATACCTGTACCAGCAGTAATTCTAACTTGGTAGTTTGCCCATTGATTTACTCTCCAGTTTTTACCAGTGTTGTTTAAAGTGGTGGTTGTATTTGTTCCAGTTGAAGTTCCACTTGCAAAAATCTCTGCACTTCCTAAAGTAGAAACAAGTCGTCCACTTGTTCCAAATGCAGTTGGCAAGCCTGTTACGGACCTTGCAGTCCAAACGTTTGTAGCGATATCGTAAACCGAAAATCCTACAGCAGTTGTCCCAGCGTTAAAAAACCATAATGAGCCAGAATAAATTTGATATTGTGTAGTAGCATCGAAAGCAACTCCATTTACAGGAACTGTAAGGACTGCATTTGCTCCAAGTGTGTTAGAGGTAATTGTGCTATCATATCCAATACCAGTACCCGCTATAACTCTAATTCTATTGCCAGCTAAACTTTTAGTAATTGTTCTATTAGTGGTAATTGTAGTGGTAGTTCCAGCGGTAGCAGTCTGAGTGAAAACACCTCCCATTGCTCCCAAAGCTCTAAACTCACCACACGAACCTGCAGCAAATGCTCCTGCAATACCTGAGTTTGGAATCTGAAACCAAGCATCCTCAGCACCTTCATATCTATATATACCAGAGGCTCCATTTATAAAAAATGCCCTTGCATCTGAAAGTAAATCAAACTTATCAGATACAACAAAACTACCTGCTGCTGTAGTTATTCCGTTGTTATGCCCTATTGAAGGAGTGCAAAGCTCCCATGATTTTCTGTGTAATAATCTTTTTAAGTTTACTGTGGTTGCCATTGATTCTCCGTTAAGATGTTACTATTTTGTCGTATATTACTTGTAAGCCTGGTTGATAATATGGAATTCCTGCTGTATTTCCTGTGCTAAAGTTATTAATACTTCCTACATTTGGAAGTGTAATTCCTGACGTAAAAGCATCGATAGACATTAGCGGTCTTCTAATTGTGTCCATTCTTGGTTGTTGATTTTGCAATGTGTTGATAAAGATTTGTAAAGTCTCAATCATTGCATTTTGAGTTTCAGTTAAATCTTGAATTGCCACAGATAGTTGAACAGGAATAGCAGTCATTAAAATTTACCCTTAATTTTTTCTAAAGCTTCAGTGACTTCTTTTAACTTNNGTTCCGTCATTTGAACCTTCTAAAACCACAGTAGCACCACCAAAAGTTCCTGTCAAAAGAAAATTTTATAGATTCTTCTATACTTACCAAATACTTAGTTAAACTAACTTTTTTGTTTTCTAATTCAGTAATATAATTTTCAATGCTATCTACATTGTCCATAACTTCAGCTAACTCAATCAAACCTTTAAACATTACTTGAAGTCTTTTAATATTCTCAGAAGCATCTTTAAATTTAGACATTACTTTCTCCCTACCATTAACACATTACAGTTAATAGAAACACCTGCTCCACCAGAAACAGAAGGTCTAATATATTTGGTAATTTGAAGAACTTGTTTTAAACCTGCAGAAGTAAATGAAAGAGCTGTTCCTGCTGTATCAGTTAATGTGGTGTAATTTGTTCCGTCATTTGAACCTT